ACAATTAAGAGTACTGATGGTCAACAAGAAGTAGAATTTGAGAGAATATTAGTAGACGGTATGGATGTTTATTGTGTTGGTCATAATAGACCTAACTCAAAAATTCTATAAGCATATAACCCTGATGTTGTTCTTTGCAAGTATACACAGGCAGCTAACGGATTAAGTGCTAGTTTACAGTATCAGAAAGCGTATGCAGGTATATCTGGTTCTACTCGTTCTGATAATGTTAGTGCTATTGCAAAATATTCAGATACTAGATTTGTTATTGGTGGACATACTAATACAAACTCTGGTAATCCATTTGATGCTTATATTGCTGTTGTAGATACACTTGGTAACTTTGCTGTTAAGAGAAAGATTACTTCTGTAAATGTTTCTGAAAAAATTACAGATTTACTTGTAAATGGAACTGACATATACTATACATTTGAAATTGCTACAAGTCCTAATGCATCATCAGTTGATACAGGTATTGGTAAAGCAAATGTAGGTACTAGTGCAATTAGTCTTCTATGGAATAAGCAATTAACTAATACCTTGTATTCCTTTATGGATACAAGTCTTACAATAGATGAGTTTAGTGAACTTTATATTACTGCTACAACTAGACTTAAGGCAGATAATACAACTAAAGATGGATTCTGGGTTGGTAAATTCAATGTTGATGGTGATACTCTTTGGAATTATCGTTATGGAGTTCTTGGTGGATACAGTATTAATGTTGCTAAGAGAAGTCATATTGATATATTTGGTGATCTTAACGTTGCAATTAACAAGTATCAGAATACAGACGGTGAATTAACTGTTGACGTAGTTAAACTTGGATACAATGGTATTATTAAGAGTCATACTAATAATAAGTTTGATGTTAATAACATTGAAGGATTGACTGCACATACATTATTCCCTGACAGTTCTGGTGATGTTCATGTATATGGTCAAACTTCTTGGAATAGAAATGAGTTATTACTACCATTTACAAGTGGTGAAACTACAGATACTACAGGTCATTACACTCCAACATTCATAGGTGAGGGTAATTCATTAAAATTTGATAGTACTAATGGATATGCACAGATACTAGGAAAAGATACTGTTACTCCTACTACATGGGTAAATTCAGCAATACAAGTTAATGGTTCTGATTTAGGAACTAAACTAACTAACAACTGGACTATTGAGTTCATGTTGTATAAAGATGCTGTTGGTAATAACAATACACATAGTCAAACACAACAAACATTAATAGCAATCGGTGATGCTACCTTGAGTACAGGTGGTCTATGGTTGTATTATGATATTTCTAGTGGAGAATTACAATTAGTTGTTACTGCAAATGGAACAGCACTTAACTCTGCATCTGGTGCTCTTCAATCTGCAGTTACTACAATGTTTGCCGATAATACTTGGCAATTCATTTCACTGACTAAATCTGCAGGTCAATACACTGCATACGTCAATGGTATACAAGTTCTTCAAGGAACTATTGATAATACTGCATTCCAGAATCAAAACCTATACATTGGTAATATTCCTGGTAGAAGTGGAACAACAGGTCAATTCCGTTCTAATGAGCAAGGTCAATATCATGTAGATAATCTTCGTATTAGAAACAGAGCAGTTACTCCTACAGTTCCTAATGATGTAACTAACTATCCTATTGCAGGTGAATTTAACGAAGGATTTAACTGGCAAGATACATCATGGTTCTCTACTTACACAAACAAGTATGATTACATTGATTATGTCGGTTGGGGTCTTAAGATTGATAAAAATGCTGATGCAGCAAGATTAGGTACACAAACAGCACAAACTAATACACAGATTGGATTCACTAGAACTGCCATAGCAGTTGTGGAGGGAGGAGAACTAACTGTTAATAATACAGGATTTGCTTTAGCAGAGGCAGGATTCCAGAACTTAGACTTTGATGATGCTGATACATCAATGTCTCAGGATTCTAGCACATTGACATATCTTCAAGATGTTTGGAGTTCTAGAACTGCTACTGTTCCTTCACCAGGTTCTCAGAAATTAAGAGTTACTGCTAATGTTAAGGACAGATACTACTTTAAGGTTACACCTACAGTCAAGATTGATAATATTCAAGAACTTACTCTTAACCAAGAGTTTAGATTTACCACAGGAACAAAATTAAGACTTAACAATGATGCAGGAGTATTCCAAAATAGTGGATATATTATTAGACAAGATGTTACTAATAGAAAGATATATCTTGCAGTTAATAATAATGCTTGGTCTGATAATCTCAATGCAGGTTATATTGTTACAGAACAGTTTAATGAGCAAAGCACTTATGGAATTGTAGGACCTATACCTAATGATATTAATGAACTTACATTTACATTTGCACAATTAAACAATACTACACCAGGTGTATTTGATATTGATCTTAACAATTTCAATCATCCAGAGGGCGGTACAAACAATATGGATGAATTGACTAGATTCAAACCATATACTGATGATGATTACTCTATTAGAATTGATGAAGTTTCTGGTGGTTCACCTTATATTGTCGGATCTGTTATTAATATTGACTCTGGTGATATTAGTTACAATGCTGAATATACAACTGCACAAATTCAAAATCTAACTGGTGTTCTTAAGATTACTCTAATAGCAACTCTTAGAAGAATTATACAAGCAACTGCAGTTGCTAATAGTGATGAAGTTTATATTGTTACTGGAAGCAGTCACTACCTCACTGAGGGTGAGATGGTTAATATTGATGGTAACCCATCACAAACTTACAATAGTCTTGTATATGATGAATATGATGGTGCTTTCCCAGTTCATACTGTTGTAAGTCCTGTTGAATTTACTTACAAATTACCTAATGCTGCTCTAACATCACCAGCTACAAACTCAGGTCAAGTTAATATTTACGTTAAATCTCCTGTTCTTAAGATGTATTATGGACATCAATATCTGTTTGATGTCAGTCATTCTTCAATGGCAGGTGGTAACTTATCATTCTCTAAAGATAATCTCTACAAACTAGAATACTCATTTAACTCTATTGAAAGAGTAGGTACACCTGGTATTACTGGTCAAGGTGTTCCTAATCCCACTGTTAAGTTAAAAGTTGATACTGATATTGTTACTAACATTTCTTACTACTTTGACCCATCTAGAACAGGTGATGATTCTCCTGTTATCAAATCTAGTTACTTAGATGTTGTCAATTCTCCTTACGTAGGAAACTTTACTATTAGTTCTATATCTGGTGCAACTATTACTCGTGGTGCTGATACATTCAAATTCCCACTTGCTAATGAACCAGAAGGAAATGCTGACGTTATCAATACATCTTATAGCACAAGTTCATTAAAGGCAGTTGGTTCTATCAGTGATATACGTATTGTTAATCCTGGTGGTTTCTATACTAGATTACCTGTTGTCACAACAATTCAATCATCTAGACAGATTGAGAGAGTTCAAATTGATGCACCAGGTACTGAATATGCTGTAGGTGTTTATAATAGTGTTCCTATTGCAGGTGATGGAGAAGGTGGATTTGTTTCTATTACTGTTGCTGATGGAACTGATGATGAGGGTGTAACAATTCCTGGTCAAATACAAGAAGTTGTAGTTACATCACCAGGTAAAGGATATACTGTCGCAAGTATTGATGTTGAATCAATATCAGGTATTCTTGGAGCAGGTTTAACAGGTTCTGGTGTTGATCTGAATGTTGTTATACCTCCTGCAGGAACTGGTGCTTCTATCTTTACTAAAGGAACTAAAGTTGGTAAGATTAAGAAATTACAGAACAATAACTTTGGATATGATTATCCTCATGACTATACTTTACGTCCTGAGATTTCATTCCCAATTAACGCACAGTTAACATCCACAAGTATACTTGATAGTATTACAGTTACAGATCCAGGTTCTGGATATTCACAAGCACCTGCTGTTGTTATTACAGGTGGTGGTGGAGCAAATGCGACTGCTGAAGCATCTATTAAGAATGGTCGTTTAGATGATGTTATTGTTAAAGATCCTGGCTCAGGTTATTCATCTGCTCCTACTGTATCTTTAAGATCATCCTTTAACTATGTTGTTAACCTTGACTTAGGATTACTACAGTTTGCTTTCCCACATGGTATTCAAAATGGTGCTGAAGTTTCTCTAACTGTTACTGATACTGGAGATGGTGCTGACTTCCCATTAGCAGCAGGTGCTATTGGTCGTTTGAACTCTACTAACACATATTATGCTATTGCAGGTACTGCTAATTCTCTAGAAGAAAACCAGTTAAAGATTGCTATTACTGCTGCTAACGCTGCATTAGGTGACTCTATTCAGTTTGTTAACGCAGGAACTGGTCGTCAAACAATATTAACTGAATCATTTGGTGGTGCTGCTGAAGCAAACGTTGTTACTTCTACATTCTTAGAAGGTGAACTTGTATATCAAGGTGATACATTAGAAACTGCAACTGCACAAGGTTATGTTTCTACTAACCAAGGTTGGCAGGTAGGACCTAGAGTTATTAAGATTGTTGATTATACTGGTGAATTTAATGCTAACGAAAGAATAACAGGTGTTATTTCTAAATCATCTGGTATTATTAGTGATCTTAAGATTGCTCGTGGTGTTCTTGAAATTGGTTCTATCACTAAAACAACAGGTCAATTTATTGATGATATTGGTAAACCATCTGAAATTATTCAGAAGATTCAAGATAGTTACTATTATCAAGACTTCTCATATGCTGTTAAGTCTGCTGTTTCTATCGGAGAGTGGAAAGAGATATTACTTAAGAACGTTCACCCTGCATCATTTAAAGTATTTGGTGAGTTAAATCTATCTGATTATGGTCAAATTCCTAACAAGGAAACTGATTTCCAGATTACTAAGTCTGTTGAATTAGCAAGAGAAGCGATTGTACCTAATATTCAAAGTTTCTCTCTAGTTGAACCAGTATACTCACAGTTCAATAATTCAGAAGTATTATTCAGACAAAAAAGATTAACGTCTTCAGAAAACATTTTAACATCTGTTGTACAAAGACTTGATGATATATCCAATTTATTTGATGGTGTTAAGACTCAGTTCCCATTATCAGTTAACGGTGAAAACGTAGTTGCTAATGCTAATCAGTTAATGATCATCTTAAATGGTGTTGCTCAAACTCCTGAGACATCATTCTCAATTCTAGGTGATTCTATTGTATTCAGTCAACCACCACAACCACCTGCTAGTGTTAAGTATGTAAACGTTACTATTGAAGAAATTGATATATCTGAACTTACATTTAGTAATATTAGTGGTATTTTCCCACTTATAGGTAACTCAATGGGTGGACAGACATCTGGATCTAGATTTACTGTCACAAGTGTTGTTGGTAATAATATTAGAGGATTCTTTACAGAAGGAACAGCATTTATTGTAGGTGAATTGGTAAGTAACTCTGCTACTGGATTTATTGCTAATTATGATTCTGTATCATCTATTTCTAATCTTGGATTATTTGTATTTGGTGAGCAAGTAACTAACCTTACTGGACAAACTGCTAAAGTTGAAGCAATCAACTTGGCAGGTGGTGCAGAAGATCCACTTGGTCAACTTCGTTATGGTGTAGGACCTTCAACTGCTGCTATTGAAGTAGTTGCAGATAAAGCACAATCTACTGATCCTGATACTCCACCTCCTAGTGGAACATTTGTTGTTGGTGGTAATTATCAAGTTGGTTCTGAAATTGTAAATGTCACTCAAATTACTGAGAATAATGATTCTACTATATTAGAGGTAACTAGAGGACAATTAGGTACTACTGCAGCAACACAGGCAGAAGATGGTCCTGTATATTCAACTGTAGTTAATGTTAATGACAAATTAACTTTAAGTAAGACTACTGGAACTTACCAGTCTACACCTGGTTTATTTGACCTTGAACTTAATGATGTTATTATTGGTGCTCAGTCTAATGTAGTTGCAAGATTGACTGCTACATCTACATATCAAGATCCTGCTACTCAAGAGTTTATTGGACAGGTTAATATTTCAGAGGGATCTTCATTCTTTGGTCTATTATTCAACAGAGTTACATCTATTACATATCCAAATATTGTTTTAGATGACATTTCAATATCAACAATTAGTGTCGTTGATTTTGAAACATTTACTACTGATATTGACTCTCAATTCCCTGCTAACGAATTTATTAGTCAAATTGTAATTCCTTATGATAACGCATCAGGTGCATTATCTGTAGGTGAGATGATTAGAAACTACAAACTAGATTATGGTAATAATGTAGGTACATTTACTGCAGGTGAGTCTGGTAAGTCTAGAAAACTAACATTTAAAGAGAAGCAAGGAACTGGTTTATTCTCTGTAGGTCAAACAGTTAGAACTAGAGATACTAAGGCAGAAGTTATTGGATTTGACTTTGCAGGTAATACAATATATCTTGGTAAAATTGGTAGATCACTAAGAGGTGGTGCTGATTATCATCAGTTTAACTTCTCTAACGCTGCTCAATTAGATATTGCACAGAAGAAATTTGGAGATTCATCATTACTACTTGATGCTGCAACAAATGACTATATTCAAATTCCTGCATCATCTGAATTTACTCGTGGTACAGGTGATTATACTATTGAGTTCCAAGTTCGTTTAGATGCAACATCATTAGTAGATACTAAAACTCTACTTGATATGAGAACAAGTGCTACTGAAGTTGCACTTAGAATTTACTTACAGGCAGCACAAGTTAGAGTTAATGTTAATGGATCAGATATAGCAACATCTGGTGGAAATGCTTTAAACAATGATGTTTGGTATCATCTTGTAATTCAGAGAACTGGAACTTCTCTTAAGATCTACTCTAATGGAGTTGAGATAGGAACTGGAACTGATAGTAGTAACTATACACTAGACAGACCTATAAGAATTGGATCTGATTTGTCTGGTCTTAACAGTATGACTGGTCATATTGACGAGTTTAGATATTCTGTTGTTTCACGTTATGCTACAGCACCATTCAATGCTCCTAGTGGAATATTCCAAGGTGATGCTGATACAAAGGTACTATGTCACTTTGATGGTGCTGATGGTCAAACTTCTACTGAAGATTGGTCTGGTGGTGAATCATTTACTAAGACTGAATACATTAATAATGATGCTATCTTAAAGACACATCAAGCATCTAACGCTGCACCTGCAGGATTTACTACTAAGAGTCACAGATATCTTAACGCTGCAGATTTAATGTTAATGAACAAGGAATACCTTGCTCAAGAAACAGTTTATATTATGAAAGAAGTATTCCCTGCTCATAGTGTTAAGGGAAGCGAAGTTGATTGTGAAGATGATGTAAGAGATGTTATTGATTCTCTTGTAGATGACTTACGTAATGGTAGTAACCATCATATGTGGAAAGCATCTTCATACTATGTCAATAGAGAAGTAAATCCAATTCAAATTGTAAACGTAGAAGATGATGTCTCTATGACAGTCTTTGTTTATAAGATTTTAGATAAACTTGCTAAGTATATTGTTAATAATGTTCCTTGGAGTACTCAAGGTGATCATGGTTTAATTCAGAAATATGATACTTCTATTACATTTGATGGTTATACATCTCAGACATTAACTAAGTTTACTCCAACTGCAATCGACTATCATCCATCAATGGGTGACATGGAGATAACAGCTGCAAGTCATGGACTCGCGGCCCCTAGAACTATTACAGCAACAGACTCAGGATACACTGCTACCACTGGTGTTTTGACGATTCAATCTGTTGGGCACAACTTAGAAACTGGAGACAGAATTAAGTTTGAACCTAATTCTATTACCATGACTTGTACTTGTGATGGTAATGTAGTATCACAGAGTTATCCTCGAACAGACGATCCAGCAAACCAAGGTTGGTTAGAAGTAGCGAAGATTGATAATGATAACTTTAGTGTAAATGTTGGAACATCTCCTACAGTAAATTATACTGCAACATCTGCAGATTATGATTCTAATACTGGTTTCTTAACTATGGACATTGGTGACAATGATCTAAGACCAGGTAGTAAGTATACTGTTTCTAACGCTGCATATAATCCTACTACTGGTGTAATGACAGTCAGTGTTGGTAATGATCAATATGATGTTCATGATGCTGATTATAGTCCTACAAGTGGTGATTTAGAAATCTATACTGGAACACATAACTTAAAGACTGGACAAAGAGTTAAGATTGCTAATGATGGTATTACATTTAGATGTTCTCAAGATGACTATGCAACAGATCATGCATATCCAAGAGCAACCGATCCTGCACGTGATACAGCATTAGAAGTTACTCATGTAACTGATACATCATTTACTGTAAACGTTGGTAAGTCTCCTATCGTTACTTACGATGTTTCTAATGCAACATTCAATCCCAACAATGGTGATATGGAGTTGACTATTGGAAGTCATACTTTGGCACAAGGTACTTCTATTAGAATAGCAACTCAAAGTATTGGATTTACATGCACATATGGTGCAGGTGTTCATTACTATCCAAGACCTCTAATTGATGAGCATGTTCCTAGCGATGCAGCATATAATCCAACAACAGGTGTAGTAACATTTACTGTTGCTCAAGGACATGGAATGAAGAATGGTGATAAGGTTAAGATCCCTGATTATGCACTTTCATTTACATGTGATAAAGATAATAATGTAACTACTCACAGATATCCTAGACCTTATGATCCTGTTAGTGATAGATGGATTGAAATAAGTAATGTTCAAACAACATCATTTGATGTTCAAGTATTAGATACTGCTCCATCTACAAATACATCTACTCATACTTTTGTAAGTTTTGCAGGTGTAATTCAACAGAAACGTGATAAGTCATTTGAACAGTCTATTGAAATAACTGGAACAACTCCAACAACTATTACTATTAATGTTGGTATTTCAAGTAATACAACAACTCATACATATTCAACTTCTAAAGCAGGTGCTGTAATTACTGGTGGTAATTATAAGCATAAGTTCAGATCTGCACTTGACAATGCTATTACAGTTGAGCATGGATTATATGTTGGTGATAGAGTCATGTTTGATAGAGACTCACTAACATTTACATGTCTCGAAGATAGTAATGCTACTGAGCACACATATCCAAGAATTACAGATCCTTACTATAATAAGTGGTTACCTATTTCTAATGTAACTCATACATCATTTGATGTTCAAGTACTAAGTTCTACACCTTCTACTAACCAAACTGCTCATACATTTGTTCGTTCTAAAGTTAATGGTTTAACAAGATCTGGTGAGACACTAAAACTTGCTAAAGATGCATTATCATTTACATGCTCACAAGATAATGATGCTACTGTTCATTCTTATCCTAGAGTTGATGATAGTGTTTATAATACTGCTATTCCAATTTGGAGTAATGGTAGCACTAGAATGACTGCTCAAAGTGCAACTTATAACACTGCAGAAGGATTATTAATTATTACTATATTAAATCATGGTTTAACAGTTGGAACTGAACTAAGATTAGAGAATAACTCATTAGTCTTTACATGTTCTAAGGATGGTAATAAGACTGAGCATTCTTATCCTAGACCTAAAGATCCATTTGCTGCTAGATGGTTAAGAATTAAGGCAGTTACAGATCATACATTTACATTATTTGTTGGTGCTGCGAGTCCTACAGGTCAATATGCTCATACATTTGTACGAGCTATTAAGGATGGTATTGTAAAACGTGATAACACTGTTACCATAAACGTTGGTGCAACTCCAACTAAGGCGTATACTCCATCAGCTGCAACTTATAATGCTGGTACTGGTGCTTTAGAATTAAATGTTGGAAATCATAGTTATCCTGCTCCAACACAACATACACCAACAGATGTAGCATATAATCCTGTTAGTGGTGTAATGACTTTGACTATTGCAGGTCATAACTTCTCTAATGGTGAGAAAATTAAGATTGATGATAATGGTATTACATTAAGTTGTCCTTATGGTGGTGCGACTGGATCTGCTGCACAGAAAACTTATCCACGTCCAACTGATCCAGTTAGCAACAAATGGATTCCAATATTCAACGTAACTACAGATACTTTTGATGTTCAAGTATTAGATAAGGTTCCATCAACTAACGTTGATACACATACCTTTGTAAGTGCAGTTAATAACTGTGTTAAGAAAGCAAATTACACTGTTAAACTTGCTCCTGATTCATTAGTAATGACTTGTGATATGGATAGTAATGCTACTAAGCATCTATATCCTAGATCTAATGTTGCTCAACATACTGCAAGCACAGGAACTACTTACAATCCAGTATCAGGTGTACTTAAAGTTTCTATTCCAACTGAATCATTTACTGCAAGTGCTGCAAACTATAATGTAACAACAGGTGATTGTGTATTAACAATATCTCAGAATGCAGGATCTTATAATGTTACTGGTGCAACTTATGCACCTACAACTGGTGTTCTAGTTCTTACAATCGGAACTCATAGTTTAACAACTAGCGATAGAATTAAGATTACTCCAGAATCACTTAAGTTTACTTGTGATTACAACAACGATAATAATGAAACAATTCATCCTTATCCTAGAGCATCAGGTGCTTATAATTCAACAAATTCAAAAGCAGACTATGCATATGATACATGGTTAGATATTACTGCTGTAAGTCCTAACACTATCACTGTTAATGTTAACGGTGGACAGGGTGCTATTACTGATATTAGTAACCATACATTTGTTGGTGCACTTGATGGTGCAGTTCAAGTTGGTCATGGTATCGTACCTGGCAACAAAGTTAAACTTGCTCCTAACTCACTAACATTTACTTGCACATTAGATGGTAATACTGCACAAAAATCTTATCCTAGATCAACAGGTGCTAATACAACAAGTGGTGCTGACTATGCTTATGATAAGTGGCTCAGAGTTATGGCAGTTGGTGAAAATACAATTACTATTAACTTGAATGGTGGTCAAGGTGCTATCTCAGATACATCAGCACATACATTCGTTTCTGCAACTACAGATGGTATTACTCTTGGACATGGTATGGTTGCAGGTACACCAATCAAGATTAAAGATAATTCAATTAAGTTTAGATGTGGATTTGATAATTATGAAACTCTACATCCATATCCAAGACCTAGTGATCCTGCAAGTGATAAGTGGTTGTTTATCAGTAATGTAGATGATAGTAGTTTTGAGGTTAACGTTCTACAAGGAACAACTCCTACAAATACTACAACTCATACCTATGCAGGTTCTGATGATTTAGGTATCATTCAAGGAGATCCACTTGTTGCCCAAGCAATTCCTATTGATTCAGTTACAAGTAATACTATTACTATCAATGCTTTAGATGGATATACACCTTCATTTACACCAAATCATACATTAGACAGTATATCTACAAATCAATTTACACCAACTAATGCTGTATACAACGGTGAAACTGGTGTAATGACAATTACAGTAGCAACTACTCTATTCCAACCATCAATGATTGCTTATAATGCAATTACTGGTGAAATGCAAATGACTATAGGTTCTCATAGTCTATCAATAGGACAAGAGATATTAATTGCACCTAATTCACTAACATTTACTTGCGATTATAATGGAGATGGAAACACTACAAACAAAACTTATCCTAGAGCATCAGGTGCTGCAACTCCTAGCGGTGCTGACTTTGCATACAACAATCATTTACAAATTACCGATACAACAGCAACTTCGATCACTGTTAACGTAAATGGTGGTGGAGGATCAATTACTGATACAACAAGTCATCAGTTTGTTTCTGCTACAGCAGGTGCAATCAGTGTAGGTCATGGTATACAAAATGGTGAGAAAATTAAGATTGCTGATAATGGAATAACATTTACTTGCACTCATGATAGCAATGCTACAAATCATCCTTATCCTCGTGCAACTGATCCTGCTAGTGGTAGATGGTTAGACGTTATGAACGTCACCAATACAACATTCGATGTTCAAGTACTTGACGAAATTCCTTCAACAAATACTACAGCACATACATTTGTTTCTGCTACAACTAATGCTATTACAAGAGCAATAGTTTCAACTGGTGGTAATTACAAACATAAGTTTGTATCTGGTCTTACAAATGGTGTTAGAACAGGTGGAGATTACACTCATACATTTGTTTCTGCAACTACAAACGGTATTCATGTTGCAGGTGACTGTGTATACATTGATGATAACTCACTAAGATTTACTTGTTCTCAAGATAATCATCTAACACAACATGATTATCCAAGATCAACTGATCCTGCAAGTCATCAGGTGATGGAAGTTAAGACTGTAGATAATGATAGATTTGTTATTAACGTTGGTAAGTCACCACAAGACAAACGTTATGATCACTTATTTGTTAGTGGAGATGCTAATTCTATTACTAAGTCTAAGTATTTCGTTACAAATTGTTCTGATGTTTATACAACTACAAACAACTTAATTTCTATACTAACAGATACAATAGAACAGGCTGCTTTAGCATCTCCTGTAGATCATCTTGCAACTGTTACTGATCTAAATCCAGTACAAGAATTTATTGGTGGTAGAGTTCATTCATATCTTGAAGTTCCATTTAAGATCACTTATGAAGATGATGCTAGTGAATTAATATACACAGATAGAATTGATGTATTCAGTCGTTACAGATTCCGTGATGCTGCTGAATTAATTCGTCAGAATCGTGGTGCTATTGTAGATAAAGCATCATTTGATATGTTGCAGCGTTATCCAGATCTTAATCAGGATATGCCTAGAAACCAGAATGGTGCATCCACAGATGGAACTGAACGTTGTAAGACTGACTTAGGATTAGTTGTTGATGGTCTTGCTAATGATGTAGAAAATGGTGGTAATAAAAACGTTGTTACTGCTGCAGGATTCTATATCGGTGCTAATAATGAAATACAACATATTAGATTACAATTACCACAATCTATCTACGTTCACGAACGTTTAATATACTACTTAAAGCAAGCAATAGATGGAACTCTAACAACTGATAATACAGAAAATCTCATTGTTGGAGACTGGGGTATTACAAATAATGACTATACAACATCGTACGATGTATATGATGCTGCATATACTCCTTCAACTGGTGATCTAACATTAACTCTTGCTTCAAATACTGGATCTTATAGTGTTAGTGGTGCTGTTTATAATCCAACATCAGGTGATTTAACACTTACAATCGGAACTCATACATTAACAACTACTGATAAAGTTGGAATTGCTGAGGAGTCATTAGTCTTTACTTGTGATTACAATGGAAATGGTAATCAAACTCAAAAGAGATATCCTAGATCATTTGGTGCTAACACTACAAATGGTGCTGACTATGCATATAATCAGTTCCTTGATATCACAGCAGTAAATCAATCTGGTGGAACAATCACTGTTAACGTCAATGGTGGTCAAGGTGCAATTACAGATACAACAACTCATAACTTTGTTGTTACTCCATCTGCCACAAATGCAGTTACTGTTGGTCATGGATTTGGTGTAGGTGATAGTTTACAGATCAATAACGAAGCATTAACATTTACATGTTCAATGGATGGAAATGTTTCTAATAAAACATATCCTCGTGCAACTGATCCTGCATATGGTAAGGCACTTACAATTAATTCTAGAACTGCAACAACTGTAACTGTAAATGTAGGACCTAGTCCGTTAGTTAGGTACACACCAACAATGGCAACATACACTGCCTCAACTGGTGTAATGGTTCTTACTATTGGTAACCATAACTTACAAGTTGGTCAACCAATTAAGATTAGTGGAGGTGCATTGAAGTTTACATGCTCAATGGATCAAAATGAATCTATTAAATCATATCCAAGAACTACAGATCCATTCTACGACAAACCTATTGATATTACTGCAACTACAGCAGATACTATTCAGATAAACGTTGGTCAAAGTCCTATTGTAATGCACAATGTTTCTAATGCTACTTACGATCCTAATACAGGTGTAATGGTATTAACAATCGGTATAAACCACGGATTAACTGCTAATACTAGCATTAAACTTGCTACTGAATCATTAGTCTTTACTTGCACATTAGATGGTAATACAGTTGAGAAATCTTATCCTCGTGCTACAACTGCTAACACAGGAACAGGTGCTGACTATGCATATGATACTGCAATCAATATTGATTCTGTAGATCAAAATGCAGGAACAATTACTATCAATGTAAATGGTGGACAAGGTGCTATTTCTGATACATCAGCACATACATTTGTTTCTGCTAATTCTGGTGCTGTAAGATCTGGTGGAGATTATGTTCATACATTCCATTCAGCAGATACTGAATCTGTAATAGCAGGTGGAGATTATACTCATGTATGGGCAGGTGGTACTGCTACAGATGCAGTCTTTACTGTTGGTGATTGTGCAGATGTTAAGACTAACATTGAATCATTAATAGAAACTGTTAATGATATTATTGCACCTACTGGAAAGGATTATGATGTTGCAGGTAATAGACTTTACTTTAACAGAGAACTTATTGCAGAAGATGTAACATCTAATATGTTAACTGGATTTACATATCAAGCAGGTCCTACAACATACTTTGCATTCCAATTCGGAGGATCTAATTTAGAAGCAACCGAGTTCCAAGCTGATGTAGAGTTCCTTGTTAAGTCATTAATATCCGATTTACAGACTGGTGGTAATAGTAGTTCTATCAGAGCACTTGAAGAAACATATCTCAACGCAGATGGAACACTTCATAGAATTGAAGATATGGTTATGGCAACTGTCTATGGTATGGAAATACTTAAGGAAGTTGGTCGTGAAGTAATTAGAAATAATGTATATAACTCATTTGAGAGTCAACCATTTGGTGCATATTCAACACCATCAGGTAAAGCTGCTTATAGAGATGGTGAAGAAACAGTTGATATTGATCAGGTTGTTGGAGACTGGAATAATCTTCTTGATCATGTGATTGAGTTCTTCTCACCTGGCAAGAAGATTGCTAGAAGTGGTATGAAGCAAATTCTTTATAATGCAAACTACTATAAGAATGAATTAAACAATCTTGTTAATACTCAGTTTGGAACTGGATCATGGGTATACAATGATTTTGTTGATCAGTTACTTGGAAATATGATCCAAGACTCTATTACAACTGACGTAGATCATGTTATAGATGCTTACAGACTTACTGTTGACAATGTGAGTGGTGAGTTTAAGGTTGATGAGGTTGTTACAGCAGCAGGTGGTGGATATGCTAAGATTCTTGAATGGGATAGTAAAGATAGACATCTTTATATTGGATCATTCTTAGAAGGTACAATCTCTGGTGGTGAAACAATTACAGGTCAAACAGCAGGTGCAGCAACCATTATTACTGGTGGTGTTAGCAAGAAATTTGATTGGTATACACATCCTGCAAACGTTGAGATTCTTAGAAATGCAAGGTTAATTAGTTCTAGTGTTCAAGATCAATTAATAGGTCAAAACGTTGGATATAATTTCCCAGAAGATTTGACTGGAGGCGGTAATGTTCTTACTAATGTAACAATATCAACAGACGTAACTGCTGCTCCTGATAATGCAGTTACTGCTGATAAGATTGTAGCAACATCAACTGTAGGTACTCATATATTACATAACAATTACAGTTTGAATGCGTTTGAAACATTTGACTCTGGTAACGTCACCTTTGATACTAGTGGAGAAACATTTGATACTGGACAAGTAGGTACAGCAGAAAGTCAGCAGTTTACATACTCCATATTCTTGAAGCAAGGTGAATTTACTAAGGCACGTTTCCAAGTATCTCTAGATGAAGATACTCCTCAGAGACAGCAAGCATTCTATGATATTGATTTAACAAATGGAACTACAGGTAGTATATTCCAACCTCAAGGTGGTTTACAGATAGATGCATCTGGTGTTATACCTTATGGTGGAGGATGGTATAGAGCATTTATTACAGTTACATGTTCATTCGGTTTCCAACAACTCCGTCAAATGGTTCAAATTAAAAATGCTACTGGTCAAACTAGTTTTGGTGGTAATGGAACTGATGGTTTATTTGCATGGGGACAGAAATTAACTAAGGGATTAATTGATCCTTATGCTGCTACATCTGGTGAAGTATTCTATGCTGATACAGAATACAACATTAAGACATATACTATCAATAAATTAGAAGGATGGATATATGATGCATTGAAGGATCAGTTAATTAATCCTTCTCCTGAGTCAGGATTCGTACCTTACTTTAGTGATGCTGATGCAGCAAATTATCATCCAGATTCAGTTCATAGATTAGTAAGATATAGTTTAGATATTATCCGTAATCAATTATTGAATAGCACTTACTACACTGATATTATTGTTCAAAATGGTATAGTAAGTCCAACTAAAGATTATGGAACATTTGATATTCCTGTTGGATTAGCAGGTGGTCTAAACAATGCTGATTACTTATATGGTCTAGCATCTGGTTCATACGCTGAACTAGAGAAAGTAACCATGAATGAAGGTGAAGTTGTTCAGATTTATCAGAGATTCCGTATTGATGGTAATATTGTTGATGGTCCTTTCTTCATGAATGAAGTAGTTGAGAAACAAGGTGATAACACAGTTACTGGTGTTGTATATGGATTCTTTGAAGATGATAACTTTAAGTATCTTGATGTTGCTGTAACTGGTGGAACATTCTCAGTATTAGATTATGTTGTTGGTGCAACTAACACAACAACTGCTCAGATCAATGCTATTGAAGATAGAATACAGATTACTGATCTTCTAGGAGAATTTACAGATAATATTCCATTCAAAGGATATGACACAGGTGAAACTGCAATCCCAACTGGATTCTTAAAAGCACAAGCTGCTGTTACAGATAATAGTGGTGGTAAATTAACTGTTGATACTGAAACACTCATAGGTACATTTGAAACCACTGCTACAATATTCCCAGAACAATCTAAATTATTCCTTGATGTTGCCAGATATGATGGATTAGATACCTTAATAGGTTACAGAATATCATCTGCAGGACATACAAGAATTGGTATTTCAATTCAAAATAACAAGAACGTATTTACAGTTGGTAATAGACTTAATAAGATTACTAATGGTGTTATTGATCCTAATAACTATGGTATTATTACAGAACTTGATCTTGACAATAACATCATATACTACATTCTTGCAGCAGGTAATATTACTAATGGTGATCAAGTTGGTGACTTTGGACCTGCACCAGATCCACTTAATCCATTAGGACACGCAGTAATTAACACTAAGTTAGATGTTGCAGGTGCTGCTACTGCATTGATTCAAGATATTAAAGAGGTTGGTGTTAATAAGAGATTCTATCTAACAGATGTTCGTGGAACATTTAGTGGTAGAGATGGAATCTTCAGTAAAGATGGTTACAAGGCAGCGATCATAACTAAGACTGATCTTAAGGGACGTGTAGAACGTGCATTTAGAGGATTTGATGGAGTTCAAACTAACTTTAAGTTAACTATTGAGAATGGAACTAAGTACTTCCCTGATCCTGCAGGACATATGTTGATCTTTATCAATGGTGTTCTACAACCACCAGGTTCAGCAAATGCTTATACAGCATTCTCAGATAACATCCAGTTTACTGAAGCACCTGATCTTGGAGCATCATTTACAGGATTCTATGTTGGTAAACTTAGACAGTTAGATGATATATCATTTGAGTTTGATTCATTACGTCAGTCATTCAACTTGAAACGTGACGATGTGTTCTACTCATTGACACTGACTGATGGTGTTCAATCTTCTACAATCTTACCAGAAAATAATATCATTGTTTCACTCAATGGTGTTATACAGGAACCAGGCGTTGGTTTTGAATTGGTTGGTTCTAGAATTATATTCTCTGAAATTCCTCGTGTTGGATCAACCTTTGTTGCCTTCTCCTACGTTGGTTCTGAAGCGGACGTAGACGCTGCTGAGGTTGTACCTCCAATCGAAGTTGGTGACTTTATTGATATACAAGGTGAGACTGAAGATAGACAGGTTGCTGTTATCGAATCTTCTAACTCCTTGATTACATTCGACTATCTTGGATCTGTATTTGGACAGAATGCAAAAGCATCTGCCACACTAACATCTGGAACTATTGATAGAGTTCAAGTTACAGCAGGTGGATCTGGTTACACAACTAGACCAAATGTAAGGGTTGACTCTATATCTGGATTTGATGGAAACATTCGTGCACTCGTCGGGGTTGCAGGTGTTGAAGTCAGTAACGTTGGTTCTGGATATCAAAACCCTGTAGTTTCTGTTGAAACTGTAGTCCCCGATGACTGGACTCCTCCTGACTTAAGTCTATACGGAGAAGAACCAGTTGACCCCGAAACCCCATAAATAACTAAAAAATAGCGAACAATGGCTAAACAAGTAATCGGTCTTGGATCTGCTGCTAATGATAACACAGGTGATACTCTTCGTGCAGGTGGTGATAAGGTTAACGACAATTTCAGTGAAGTTTATACTGCTTTAGGTAATGGAACAGACCTAACGATAACTCTTGCCAATCCTGGCGTTAATCAGGTGTTACGTTATAATGGATCTACTTTTACTCCTTCAGATTATAGTACTCTGACTTCTTCATTAGATGTAAATGGTAATACAATAATTTCTACATCAAACGGTAATATCCCTATTGCTCCAAATGGAACTGGTAATGTTACCATTGCTGCAGGTGGTGTAACTAATACTTTTAACGGAACTACTGGTAATGTTGATTTCCCAACTTCTATTGCATATAAGAATGAGTATACAGCAATAGGATCAGCACCTTCTGCCTCATCATATACAGGTTATTTCTTTACAGTTGATGGTGATGATAATCCATATGTAAATATCAATATTACTGCAGGTGGTGTTGGAGATACAAGAGCAAAAATTTTAACAGAGTACTCTAGTCTTGGACAAGTTGGAGATGTAGATACAACAACAAATGCTCCTACTAATGGACAATTATTAAAGTGGAATAC